AGTTACCGATTTCTCCTGCCCAGATGCGGTCCTGTGAAGAACCGTATTGGTTAGGAAGTAGCCAACCTTGTCCTGAAGAGGACTCGGCACGTAGGTCATGTGAAACTTCTGGGTGGATACCAGCCCAGTATAGTGAGCCTTTACGGCCAATAGCCTTAGCAGCACGTAACTTAGCGACAGCCTTACGGATGTCTGCTGAGTCAAGTGTATCTGATGCTGTAAGAGTTGCAGTTGATGTACGAGTTCCACCAAAGATTTTATTGGTTCCGCCACGCAATGTTGTCATTGCTACGTCATCAATAGAATCTGCTAGGTTGAAAGCGATAATGTTTGCGATTGCTGGGTCTACATCAGCAAGGCTGAATAGTTCCAACGCACGTGTTACCAACACTGAGTTACCGTACTCTGCAAGAGTAATAGAAACATTGGTTGGTGTAGATAGTGCTACTGCATCTGGGTCAGTTGTTTCTGATAGAGCAGTAGTATTTTTTTCCAAGTCAACGTACTTCTGTAGAACTACGGTTGAACCTGGGATTGATTGACGGGCAGGTGTTTTATCTGCGACTGAACGAATTAGTGGTTCAGAACGGAGAGCGAACTCCAATAAGCGGTCATACGCCTGTTGGACAAGACCTGCGCTACCAGCGGTTCCTCCAAGTGTGGACGAACCTGTACCTGTATAGGCATTAGCCATTTGTCACCTCCAAGGTGATTAAGAATTACTATGGATTAATTATTAGTTCGAACGGAGAATAGAAAGAATCTCATCTGCAGATTGTGCATTAGAAATTCTTGTTTCTAAATCATCCGTACGTTCGGGAGTTAATGCGTTCTGAGTAAGAACATCTTGCTGCCTTAAGGCTGCTCGATTAAGTTCTTGTTCAGGATTCACAGGCTCTGCGCTTTTTAATCCAAACAAATCAGCATTTTCGTCAAGCCAGGAATTAACTGACTCCTCGTTAATGTCTTCTAGGTCTTTCATAATTAAGCGTTGTGCCTTTAGATTAACGCCCTTCTTTTCTAGGACTTCTTTGACTACTCTCTCACGCTGCACCTTGGACAATCCCTCAAGTTGCTCAGTAAGTTCCTTGATACGTTTCTCATCTGCACGTTTGGCTTTTCTTAGTTTTTTAACTAAGTCATCGCCTTGCAGATTTGCATCGTTATCTTGGTCTTCGTCTTCGTCTTCCCAGTAGTTGTTGCTCATAGCAACCCACCCTTCTATTCGTTGATTAGTCGCAAGCCACAAGTCAATTCGGGGAAATTGGTTGGCTCTTGCTACCAGACTTATACACCTCACGGGGCTGGTAGGTCCGTGTAGGGAATCTATTTAGAACTGACCTGCTGAAGAACTTCTACGCAAGTATTGAGTTGATAATCCACCAGTATTTAAACCTGCTGAACCTTTAAATGATGACTTCTCTGTTTCTATTAATTTTTCTTTTTTACGTTTAGCCTCTGCAGATGATTTAAACTGTTCTGCTTCTGCCTCTGTTTGACCGTAAGTAATACCAGTTTCGCCATAGACATTACCAAGTTTAGTAGCACTAGGAAGTTCTTCTGCAATAGTCCCATAGCCTGCCCGTGCAGTCGCAAGGGTTACTCCATACTTTTGAAGGTCTTCAAATCTTGTTAAGTTTGCTAAACCAGTTTCTTTCATACCAAACTGACCTGCAGTAGCCCCAATTTCTGCAACTGTAGTCTTTCTTTCTAATTCAGGTAGCATTTCGCCTGGCTTTAAGAAGTAAGAAACAATATCTGTATCAGTAATATTAGGATAAAGAGTTCTAAGAGTTGTTAAAACTGCTGGGTCAGCATTCTTTACTCTTTTAACTGCAGCATCTACACGTTTAGTTACTTCAGTTACAGATATATTACCACCAATTAAAGAACTAAACTGTGCTCTAGAAGATAGATTACCAACACCATACATCTTAAGTATTTCTGAGTAATCATTCTCTTGTTGTAAATAATCTGCTTCAGATAAAGCATTTAAACCAGCACTAACTCTTGTTGTATTACCAGCAAAGCGTGCTTTATATGTAGGTAGTTCTCTCATATCTAATTTAAGTTGTTCTGGTCCCATTTTAGCATTAGTTAAACCAGACTCAATAAACGTACTAAGTTCTGCAATTTCTGCTGCTGTAAATCCATAAGTTGTTAAGGTAGATTTAATAATAGAAAATGCATCACGGCGTTCAGCGCTTATACCGCCTGGTGCTGAGCCACCTGAACCAGGTGTGGCAGGAGAACCATCTGCATTAAAAGAACCACCAGCAACTGGGTTACCATTAGCATCGTAACCACCAGTACCACTTGAAAGACTTGTTCCATAAACTCCATATTGAGCAGATACTTGTTTAGTTGCATCTGCTACACTTATGCCTTTAGAAACTAATTCAGCAATTTGTTTTTTTTGAAGAATATCAGCCATTGCTTGTGTATTGGTACTACCATTTGGAAGTCTTACTTGCTTTTGTTCTTCGGCAGTTAACTGGCCAGAAAGTGCTACGTCATTAAAGTAACCTTGTGAGTTAATACCACCACGGGATGCAATGTATTCTGCAGAGTATCCAATTTTTGCTGCTTCGATTTCTTTTGCAATGTTACGGTCTGTACCTGTAATTCCACCGCCACCTTGCATACCTGTAGCATCTTTGGGTGTAGCAATAGGCTTATAGCCACCAGTGATTTCTTGAATCTGTTGTGAAATTGGAGAAACTTTTTTCTTGGGTGCCATTAGCCTACCTTACCAAACGTCTTTAGTAGTGAGTTTATAAATTGTGCAGAACTTTCATTTGCTGTAGAACTATATCTCCAGTTAGGATTTTTTCTAACTAAAGTAGTAAAATCTTCTGGACCTAATAGTTTTTCTCCACCAATTGCTGTCTGAATATCACTATCAAATACATTTATTTCTCTTGCATTTAAATCTAATTCTCTTGCTTTAATAGCAGAAAAGTCTGCAATAAAATCTCCAACAGATATACCAGCATCTATATAGGGAGCAAGGGCTTTATACTTTAACTTAGATGCTTGAGTTAATGTACGCTTTTGTTCCTCAAGAGAACCACCTGGTCTATTAATCTCTTCAACCTTTGATAGTAATGCTTCATTACTTAAACGTATGCCAGTCTTATATGAATGCCCAAGTAGTTCGGTATAGAAATTACCAATTTCTCCACCAGCCTCTTGTAGTTTTGTTGGTTCAACTAATTTAATACCAGTACTTTTAGCCTTAGTACTACCTCTAGTAATAAGTTTAATACGCATTTCAAGTCTATCTAAATCTGTTAACTGAGAAAAACTTCTACTAGTTGATGTTGTTTGCCCAAATGGATTAGTTGTGCTAAACCCAGTGCTAACACGTCTTGATTCCTCTGCTTGTAAATCAAGCCAATACTGATTAGCCAATTTATCTAGTTCATTTACTAGCGTTGGGTCTCCAACATAGTCTTGAACTGTTCTATAAAATTCCCTTAAAGCATCTTCTTTGGTAGTTAACTGGCTAGTTCTTGTACTTTGTGAAGTACGGTCTGGCAATGGGTCTCTAGTTTGAACAAAATACTCAAAAGAATATAATTGATTACTTGGGTCAAAATCAGGATTTGTTTTCTTTTGTTCTGCAACCTTTACTGCAGACCTAAAGTTATCAACGCTAGTTGCTTGAAGTGCCTTTTTAACAGCAGCCTGAAAACCTAAATCATTTTCTACTACTGGACCACCTTGTAAAGATACAGCATAAGATTTTGGGTCTGGATAATAATTTTTTAATTTTTTCTTATATGTTTCTTTTGCAACATTAGGTATTCTGTTTATATACTCTTGAACAGCAGCATCTAAATCTTGCGCAAGATAACCTTTACCATCTGTACTAGGTAAAATAACTATTGATTTAGGATTTGCTTTTCCATCAATACTTCCAGAAATATATGGTTGTCCAGCAGTGGCACCTTCTGTTGCACCAGAATTTAATACATAACCACCATCAAGAAACTTACTCCAATCAAGTTGAACACCTTTAGGTAAAGGGTCTAAATTAGGATTTGGCGTTCCACCAGTTGGGTCTTTTTTACCACCAGGAGATGGAGTTGCATTGGCTGCTGGAGGGTCTGTTAAAAAGTTAGGATTAGGAACGTTTGCATGTGTTGGGTCATTAGCATAACCAATACCATCGTTAACGAATTTCCACGAACCAGATGAATTTTTCGACCAAGTCATTATTTTTCCATCACTTTCGTAGGAGTGGTATAAACTTCATCAAGCAATGGGCGGATAATGCTTTCATAAGCATCGGTTAAGGCTCTATTACCCTTTGATAGATTTTCTAAATTAGCCATACCCTGTATTTTTTCCTTATCTAATGTTTCTGTTCCATTAAACTGAGTTCTAATTCTAGTATCTTCAAAGACATCTAGTAATCTTCTTGATAAAGACGTCATCAACTGTAATGTTTTTAGTTGTTCTTTAGGAAATTTGTCAATAAAGTCTTTATCATTAACCATTGA